CTCTGGTGCTCTCATTATACGATGTATTAACATCGCGTCTTCCATTAGTGACAATTGTTTCCAGATTCTTCTGGCAGACTCCAACATGGACTTTCCATATGGTAAGAAATTAGAATCGCTTAGTAATCTAAAATGCGCAACTTCAAAGTTATCATATTCTTGTCCACCTCTAGCACCGTCATGCTGGAATTTTACATACGCTTTATTTTCTGGATCAATTCCCTCGATACGAGTTACTTCATATGATGATAATGGATGAACATTATACACACCATATTCGGGGGAAATGTCCATGAGCAAATACATGTCTCCATATTTACATAAATTTCGTATCCAACTCCATAAGTTAAATTCTACATTAAGAATGTCATAAAACAAGTTTTCTAGTATCTGCTTTATATTTTCATCATCTGATGATATGGTTAGTACTTTACCATGTTCATTTGCTGTCAAACAATTATGTGTAAATAACTTAGATCCATCCTTCGTTTCAATCGCATATAGATGTGTGGATGAGCCAACGTTAACCAAATCATATGCGAGAAATTCCCCACAATATTCAACAGATACTACTCGATGATTATTTGCTGTTACATAATCACTATACGACTTGTATCCCAGTTTACTATATTTAATTTGATCTTGTCTTTTGACATTATATTTTTTACAAATATCCCGATTAATCTGTTTGCAATCTTCGCGTAATATATTATATTTATTCTTTAACTCGTTAACTGATATACCATTTATAAGATCGTTCTCATATTCCACCAAATCTATATCTTGAACGCGATTGACGTTTTTATTCCATCTACCGTTCTTATGTTTTTCTAATTTTATACCATTATTAAACATACCATTTTTTTGGCCAGAAAGACCATACATATTCTTCTTATCAAATACAGACAATACAGACATTAGATTTGTCATAAAAATCTTCTGATTGGTTGATTTTTCTTGCTTCCTCTCCGGTGTCCAGTATTTTAAATGACCTGCTTTGGTCTTTTCCTTATATTCATGAACCTTGGATTCGTCTGCCCATAACTCTTTATTGAATTTGGCATGGATTTTCTTATGCTCGATCCAATCAACCCACAACAATTCAGTCGGATCATTATTTTTTTTATTAAATGATGCGTGATGTATCACCTTCTTATTTGAGATTAATTCATTTTTCTTAGTTAATAAATGTGGATTTAAATTGGCAACGAGTCTGTGTGTAAATTCCCATTTACTATCCTGTAATAGCATTTCATACCCATTCATAAATTTATGAGATGAATCTTTCGTTTTTATTACTTTTAAAGAAGTTCCTTTCTCTAGTTGTTCAGTCGATATTAATGACATATCCGACTTAACCCACATATGGTTCGATGTGCATTTTATTTCTGTGCCGTCGTCTAGCATGACTCTGTACATTGGTTTTTTTCCATTCAATGCTACCCGTTCACATTTTTCTGGAACAAACTTACCATTGTTATCAATTGAATATACCCAAAAATCTTTTTTGTTTTGTTTGTATAGGTCTTCTATTTTTACCTTCTCTCCGTTCAACATCGGTATTATCGTATCACCATGTAAACATTCATCTGCGTAAATATCGAGGGCAGATGCCAATATAGGGTCCATATCCATAACATCATAATCACGAAATAGTTCCAATCTAGCTGATTGATATGACATAGCCATATCTCGGTTATGCAAGTTATAAGTACTTGACCGAAGTCTATTGAACCTATCACGTAGAGAATTTCTATCGGTTGAGAACTGGTTATGCTCAGTATCGGCTACTTTTATTTTCTTACCACCAACATTTCGTATGACTACTTCATCGCTAAATAGTCTCTTTAACTTAGCAAAAACGCCATCTTTATGTTCCAACTTATCTTGTTCGTTTATCATATATATGAATAAGTATCTATTCGTTTGGGTAAAATGTTATTATAATACGATAGTTATTACCTAATTAACCATCGTAAATCCTCAGATACTCCACCAAGCTTTATCTCCCACGGATTTGAGTTAGTTCCATTGGCTCTGTATATTCCACCAACACCACTTGTACCCGATGTTGTATATCCTCTACTAGAAGAATTTCCTATTTTATCCAACATTATCTTATTTAGTTCTATTCCTTGACTTTGTAATCTCAATGCTGTGTCTCTTACCCACATGCTTATTGCGAATGACATCACAAGATCGTCGTTATAACCACGGGCAGCTTCAGCTTTTCCATTATTCCATATAAAAGTTCTGAATTGATTCATCAATCTTTGGGAATTTATTATGACTTCTTTTTGTTGCATATATAATTCCATCTTGGAAATTATCAATGGTCTCGTTTTTGAACTAGTCAAAAATCCTGGTGTCATCTTCTTATCTTCCGAATATAACTTATTGGTCATCTGTTCTTCGACATCGACATATTTCATGTCATTGGTCATATAAAACAGATTCCTATAGTTTCTATCTATTACTTGTTGAATAGTTGCCCATCCAATATTATTATTTTCTATGACGAGTAAAGCATCATTATATTGTGTAGCTAATCCCACCAAAAAATTACCATATTCCTTTGTCGATAATTTATGTTCAAATTCCGCAACCTGTTCCATGGTTTCAAGTTCTAATACATGACAAGCAGAATAATCTTCGGAATCACCTCTACCAACGTCAGCAGAAACCATATACTTTTTACCATCTACCGGATACTTCCATATATGTAGATTTCCGCTTGGTCCCTGTTTCTCTAATGGGAGCTTAACCATCGTATCATATAGCTTTATTATATTGTCATTTATTACTGTATTTCCAGACGAAGCAAAGTCACAATCACATTCTTGCGCAGATTGTCTAACACCTTGTTCAGCTGTTTGTTTATCTCTCCACCGTTGGTCTCTATCTGGATGCAGATCCCACTTTAAGCTAATAGGATTGAATCCGTTCTTATTCGATTCTGCTTCTATCCACATTTTATGGAAGAAGTTACCTAGACCGTTTGGTGTAGATAACATTACTACCTTACCACCAGTAGACAATGTTGGTTGTGCCGCCAACCATATAGCTTCACCATCATCCAAGAACGCGGTTTCGTCCATTATGAGAACAGAACATGCCGCACCACGGGCAGAGTCCTTAGAACTAGATACAGATTTAACTTGTGATCCATTCTTGAGTCTCAATGATAATCTATTATCTTCTGTGGCAGGAACTTTTAACCAACTAGGTAGGTGATCATTACCGAATCTAATTTTAGTTACTAATTCCTTAGCAGCATCCTGTGTTTTTGATATAATTAAGCAATTTTTGTCGGAATTGAATATCATTATCCATAAAATATAACATGAACACAGAGTAGATATTCCCATCTGTCTGGATTTCAATACTATGTTCTTATCATTGCTTTGGAATTGACGTAAGGTTTCTTCTTGGAATGGGTATAATTCGAACTTAACTCTACCTTTTACTGGATTCTGTATGTATACATACTTTTTCAGAAAGTATATAATATCCGTTGCGCATCTCTTATACTCTATTCTTATAGCGTCTTTTACGCTGATATTCTTATCTTCACTCATATATCAATATGACTTAACTTTTCTATTTCTGCTTTTGTTTCTTCTATTGCCTTATCACATTGCTCTAGATCTTTTACTATATTTCCCATCAATTCTTGACGAGCATCATTTTCCCATTCTTCTACCATGCCGTTGGAATTAACATAAGTTATTATTTTATGTTCATCCGTATATTTGTAACTCTCTTGTAGTTTCTTCTTTAGGTCTTCTAGATAGGCCAATTGATTTTTATATACTTTCTTTGCTGCGTAGTCATTATATAGACCTTTAATTCTCAATTCTGTCTCATATTCAACTAACGCATCGAAACACATACCAGTCTTCATTAGTGTCATTCTATCGTATTTATTATGTGAAAATTTTAGATTTCTCCCTGTTCTTTTACATATCCACATCTTATCAGCTTCTTCCTTAATTAAATCGGCTTGTGGATTATGTGAACGGATACCATAAGATGTTTTGATCCATTCGCGGCCTTTACTATCCGTCCATATTTCACCTTCTTTTCTTTTTGCGTCTGGTACGCCTTCATATCCTACTTGAGTGAAGGGACGTTCTCCAGCGAGATAGTCGGAAATTATTGACAAATTGGATTTTCCTTTTGCTTTTTTGCTCA